TTCTGATGTTTCTGTAAATGAACTTATCAAGAATCTTAAGACCAAACAATTTATGGAGGTCCGAAAGTGGGTTGTATCTAATTTAGATAATGATATTAATTTTATACTTCGTAAGATTTATGACTCCGTTTACGATAATTTGATTCCATCTTCAATTCCTCAGGCAATTCTAATTCTTGCGAAATATCAATATCAGTCGGCTTTTTGTGTAGATCAAGAGATAAATCTTCTTGCTTGTTTGACTGAACTTATGTCTGATTGCAATTTTAAATAATGGAACTAAAAGATTGGTTGAATTCTATCAACTACACAAAAGAAGATTTAACAAAAGAAAATTCAGAAAATATTAAAGATTATTCTCCTTATATTATTAATCGGTGTTTATCTGGAAATTTAGATTGCATTCTTTTTGTTAATGAAATGAATATAAATCCTCATCTTGATAAAGATATGCAATATTCATTTTATCTAAATATTATAAGAAAACGAAAAAGATTTTCTCCTTGGTTAAACAAAACCAAAATTGAAGACTTGGAATGCATAAAACGATATTATGGATTTAGTAACGAAAAGGCATCTCAAGCACTTAAAATTTTAAATAAGGAGCAAATTGAATTCATTAAAAAACGTCTTGAAACTGGTGGAACAAAATGAATAGTCAAACAATTGAACCTCAAGTCACTTGGTCTCCTGATATGATGATTGAGGTTATTTTAAATGAACCTGATGATTTTCTCAAAGTTCGTGAAACTCTTACGCGAATTGGCGTAGCTTCGCGAAAAGAAAAGAAGCTTTATCAGTCTTGCCATATTCTTCATAAGCAAGGAAAATATTATATTGTTGGATTCAAAGAACTTTTCGCTCTTGATGGAAAGCACGCAAATCTTACAGTAAACGATGTTCAAAGAAGGAATCGGATTGCTCATTTACTTGCGGATTGGGGTCTGATTACAATTGTACATCCTGAAAAATTTACTGATATTGCTCCATTAAATCAGATTAAGGTTCTTTCTTATAAAGATAAGGGGGACTGGGTTCTAGAGCAAAAGTATAATATCGGAAAGAAGGGTAAGGCAGAAACCTACTGAAGTTCGGTTTTCTGGATTGCAAGATTTTAGTGTTTATCCTATAAATAGAGATGCGAAGTCTTTCAGATTCGCACCTAGTAAACCTCGCTTTTATAGGAGAAAACTCTTATGTACACTCTTGCAAAATACAATACTTCAAATCTTGAAAAATTTATCAACGATATTGATAAGTATTTTATTGGTGGAGATGAATGGCTAAATCGCTTTAGCACTCTTCACGAAACTTCAACTAACTATCCTCCTTATAATCTAGTTAAAGAAAGTTCAACTCAGTTTCGTCTAGAAATTGCTCTTGCTGGCTATAAAAAAGAAGACATTGAAGTTTCTTCAGAATGGAATAAACTTTTTGTAGAAGCAAAGAAAGTAAATGATGAATCTGATGAATATGTATATCACGGACTTGCAAAAAGAGCGTTCACTAGAACGTGGACTCTATCTGATGATGTAGTTGTTGGAGACGTAACATTTGATAATGGTCTTCTCACAATTCGTCTAAATAGAGTGATTCCAGAGCATCAAAAGAAAAAAACTTATGCTATCATCTAAAGAGTTTATTCAGATTCTAAATGAAAAAAGAGGGGATTTTGGATATGGTGTAAAACCACCAGAACCCGAATGCTTTGGAAAAACAACAACTTATAAAATGCTTCCCGGTAAAAGAGTCTGTAAATTCAAAAGAAAACGTTAATCAACTTTAAAATTTAAAATAATATGGGAGACGACCTCACTTGTCATCTCCCATTTTTTGTGCTAGACTACCAATGACCCTACGCTAGAAAAAAGTGAAATTAATTAAAGTCATACTGTTGGTCAATAATCAAATTCTCATAAGTCAAATAGAACAGATTACGTCAGAACTTGGTGAACCAGATTGTAAATTGACTAATCCATTCGTAATTACTAAAGATAAAACTTTAGAACCATTTTTGAGTGGATATACTCAACAGAATTTTGTTGAAATTCGTTCAGATTCAATTTTAACTTTTGTTGCTCCTACTCCAACTCTTCTTGAAAAATATCAAAATCTTGTAAAGGAATGACAAAAAAATTCTATACTAATATTCAACTTGTAGGAAATAAAGTTTTAGTTCGTGGTATTGAAGATGGAAAAAGAGTCCAATATAAAGAAGAGTTCTTTCCAACTCTTTATATCAAATCAAAGAAGAATACTGAATATCAAACTTTAAATGGAGAATATGTAGAACCAATTCAACCGGGAACTGTTAAGGATTGTCGTAATTTTTATTCAAAGTATGAGGATGTGGATGGGTTTGAAATCTATGGAAATGAGAGATTCTTGTATCAATATATTTCAGAAAAATACCCAGAAGATGAAATTGAATATGATAAAGGAAAACTTGAAATTTATGCAATTGACATTGAGGTAGCATCCGAACAAGGCGGATTTCCTGATGTAGAATCATCATCAGAAGAAATTCTATTAATTACCCTTTTAAATTGCAATACAAAACAAATTAATACTTGGGGAACTAGACCTTTCAAGAATCAAAATCAAAGTGTTGCATATCACTACTGTTCCACTGAATATGAACTTCTGAATAGTTTTCTGTCTTATTGGACAACTCACACTCCAGACATTATTACATCTTGGAATGGAAAATTTTATGATATTCCATATATTTGCAGAAGACTCTCAAAAGTTCTTGGGGAAAAGCAAATGAAATGTCTTTCTCCTTGGAATTTAGTTTCTGAAGGAGAAGTGACACTAAATGGAAGAACACATATCACATATGATATTTCTGGAGTTTCTCAATTAGACTATCTTGAATTGTATAAGAAGTTCACATATAAAGCACAAGAATCTTATCGTCTAGACTATATTGCAGAAATTGAACTAGGACAAAAAAAGCTAGATCACTCTGAGTTTGAGACTTTTAAAGATTTCTATAGTTCAAATTGGAACAAGTTTGTTTCTTATAACATTATTGACACAAAACTTGTTGATCGTCTAGAAGACAAAATGAAGTTGATTGAATTAACTTTAACAATGTCTTATGACGCAAAAGTGAATTATGATGATGTATTTTATCAAGTGAGAATGTGGGACAGTATTATCTACAATTATTTGAAAAGAAAGAATATTGTGGTTCCACCTAAAGTAGAATCTCAAAAGAATGATAAGTATGCTGGTGCTTATGTAAAAGAACCAGTTCCTGGAATGTATGATTGGATCGTTACTCTAGATCTTGATAGTTTGTATCCACATTTGATTATGGAATTCAATTTGGGTCCTGATACATTATTGGACGTAAAACATCCATCAGTAAGTGTTGATAAAATTCTGAATCAAGAATTGGATTTTTCCGACTATCAAGATTATTGTATTTGTCCAAATGGGTCTTTATATCGTAAAGATATTAAAGGATTTCTTCCAGAGTTGATGGAAAAGATGTATAGTGAAAGAAAAATCTATAAAAACAAAATGCTTGAGGCAAAGAGGCAATATGAAAAAACTCCAACAAAAGAATTAGAAAACGAGATTGCAAAATGTAATAATATTCAACTAGCACGTAAAGTAAGTCTTAACTCTTGCTATGGAAGTCTTGGGACACCATATTTTCGTTATTATAAACTTGAAAATGCTGAGGCAATTACACTTTCCGGTCAAGTTGTAATTCGTTGGATTGAAAAGAAATTGAATCAGTATTTGAATAATATTTTGAAAACTGAAAATTTTGATTTTGTTGTCGCTTCTGATACTGACAGCGTGATGTTGAATATGAAACCTTTAGTGGATTTAGTATTTAAAAATCAAGAAAAAAATACCGAAAAAGTTATAAATTTTCTTGACAAACTATGTAAAACTGAACTTGAAAAATATATTGAAGAATCTTATCAAGAACTTGCCGACTATTTAAATGCATACGAACAAAAGATGCATATGAAACGAGAGTGCATTGCGGATAGGGGAATTTGGACGGCAAAGAAAAGATATATTTTGAATGTGTGGGATAGTGAAGGAGTTCGCTATGAATCCCCAAAACTCAAAATGATGGGAATTGAAGCAATCAAATCTTCAACTCCAGCGCCTTGTAGAGAAATGATTCAAAGTGCTCTTAAGTTGATTATGAGCAAAACTGAAGAAGACGTAATTTCATTTATTGATGACTGTAAAACGAAATTCAGAAAACTTCCACCAGAAAGCATTTCTTTTCCACGAACTGCATCTGATGTTCAAAAGTTTTTCTCATCATCTCAAGTTTATTCAAAAGGAACTCCGATTCATATTCGTGGAGCACTTTTATTCAATTATTACATTAAGAAGAATAATTTAACTCATAAGTACTCTTTAATTCAAAATGGAGAAAAAATTAAATTTTTGTATCTAAAGAAGCCAAACATCATTCACGAAAATGTGTTTTCTTTCATTCAAGAATTTCCAAAAGAACTTGGACTTGAAAAATACGTTGACTACGATCTTCAGTTTGAAAAGGCTTTTCTTGATCCACTCAAAATTATTCTAGATACCATTGGATGGAAATCTGAGAAAACTACAAATCTTGAATCATTTTTTGCTTGACGGACAGAGCCACTTGTGATAGACTGGTAAATTAAAATAGGAGAAATAAATGGATTTTTTAAATGATATTGTAAAAACGATAAGTGATGAATACACTAAACTTGCATCAGAAATTGACGAGACTGAAATTTATGTAGATACTGGATCATATATTTTTAATGCATTAGTTTCTGGAAGTATTTTCGGGGGAGTATCTGGAAATAAGATCACTGCCATTTCTGGGGCTAGTTCTACGGGAAAAACTTTTTTTGCTCTTGCTGTAGTAAAAAACTTTCTTAATAATAATCCTGATGGTTATTGTCTTTATTTTGATACTGAATCTGCAATTACTAAATCTTTATTAGAATCTCGTGGAATTGATACCAATCGTTTAGTAGTTGCTAATGTTGTGACTGTAGAAGAGTTTCGTATTAAAGCTCTTAAAGCGGTTGATATTTACCTAAAAACAAAGGAATCTGAAAGAAAACCTTGTATGTTTGTGCTAGATTCTTTGGGAATGCTTTCTACAAATAAAGAAATTAATGATACTCTTGCTGAGAAAGATACTCGCGATATGACGAAAGCTCAGCTTATTAAAGGGGCATTTCGTATGTTGACTTTGAAGCTTGGACAAGCTAAGATTCCTATGTTGGTCACTAATCACGTTTATGCAAATACTGGTGGATATGGTTCTCCCACTGTTCAAAGTGGAGGTTCTGGATTGATGTATTCTGCATCTACAATTATTGAACTTTCCAAATCAAAGGAAAAAGAAGGAACCGAAGTGATTGGAAATATCATCAGAGCAAAAACTTTTAAGTCTCGTTTAAGTAAGGAAAATCAAGAAGTTAGCGTTCGTTTGTATTATGATGAAAGAGGACTTGATCGTTATTACGGACTTCTTGAACTCGGAGAACTTGGTGGATTGTGGAAAAATACTGCTGGTCGGTATGAAATTGATGGCAAAAAACTTTATGCTAAACAGATTCTAAAAGAACCTGAAGTATATTTCACTGATGAAGTGATGCAAAAGCTAGACGAAATCGCACGGAAAGAATTCTCATATGGAGCAAGTTGAATTTCTGATTCTAAGAAATCTTTTATATAATGAGGACTATGTAAGAAAAGTATTACCCTTTCTAAAATCTGAATATTTTGAAAATACGAATCAGAAAATCATTTTTGAAGAAATCTTTGATTTCATTCAAGCTTATAATACTCTAATCACTAAAGAGGCACTTTGTATTGAAATTGAAAACCGAACGGACATCAATGAACAATCATTTAAAGAGATTCTTCAAATCATTTCTTGCCTAGAAGACATTCCAGTTGAACTTCAGTGGTTAATGAATACTACTGAAAAGTGGTGTAGAGACAGAGCAATCTATTTGGCTTTGATGGAATCAATTCACATTGCTGATGGGAAAGACTCAAAGAAAACCCGAGATAGCATTCCATCCATTCTTTCTGATGCTCTTGCTGTAAGTTTTGATTCTCATATCGGTCACGATTATCTCAATGATTATGAAGAACGTTATGAGTTTTATCATCGTAAAGAGGAGAAAATTGAATTTGATCTTGAGTATTTGAATAAAATTACAAAGGGTGGAATTGCTAAAAAGACAATGACGATTTTGATGGCTTCAACTGGAATAGGAAAAAGTCTGTGCTTATGCCACCTTGCTGCATCAACTCTTCTTCAAGGAAAAAATGTTCTTTACATCACTCTTGAGATGTCTGAAGAAAGAATTGCCGAAAGAATTGATGCAAATCTTCTTGATGTAGATATTAAAGATTTTGAAACTTTATCTAAAAATATTTTTGAAAGTAAAGTTAATTCTTTGATTAAAAAAACACAAGGAAAGTTGATTATTAAAGAATATCCAACTGCTTCGGCTCACGTAGGGCATTTTAAGGCATTATTAAATGAATTAAAATTAAAGAAATCATTTACTCCAGATCTAATTTTAGTTGATTATATGAATATCTGTTCTTCTTCAAGATATAAGAATAATATCTCTGTAAATTCTTATAGTTTTGTGAAATCAATTGCAGAAGAACTTCGCGGTCTTGCTGTTGAATTTGATGTTCCACTAATTACCGCTACACAAACAAATAGAGGAGGGACAAACAATTCTGACATTGAAATCACAGATACGTCAGACTCAATGGGAGGTCCGATGTCTGCGGACGTATTATTGGCTCTGATATCAACAGAAGAACTTGAAGAATTGGGACAGATTATGTTCAAACAACTTAAAAATCGCTATGCAAATCCATCAATACATAAGAGATTTGTAGTGGGAATTGACCGAGCAAAAATGAGACTTTATGATGTAGAACAATCGGCTCAAACTGAGATACTTGACAAAGGAAAGGAAGAGGAGTATGATTACGATGACCGAAAACCAAAGAAATCATTTGAAGGATTTAAATTCTAATATGACTGAAAATCAAACTATTGATACAAAAAAATATATTGAATTTGTAAAGCAAGTTACTAGTCCAGCAAGTTCTGATGTAAATGTTCTGATTGATCGCATTAAGCAACTTGATTCTGAAGGAGTTAAGCTGACTCATCTTCTTACTTTTGCTCTTGGTGCTTCTGCTGAATTGGGAGAGGCTGTGGAAATTATTAAAAAGTGCTTACTCCAAGGTAAGCCATTTGATGAAAAGGCACAAGAACATTGCCTAAAAGAAGCGAGCGACTGCCTCTGGTATTTTGCTCAATTTTGTATTGCTATGAATGTGTCTTTTGAAGATATTATGACTATAAACTATGAGAAACTAAGTGCTAGGTATCCAGAAGGAACCTTTAGTGTCTATAGGTCTGAGAACCGAAAAGAAGGAGATATTTGAGACCTACTAAATAATAGTGCCTGAGGTTGACGGCAATCACCTGTAAGGTGGAGGGAGAAATCCCTCCTTTTTAATGTATAAATAATAATGCCGTCAACCGAATACTAAAATGGCTAGACCAACAAAAGAAGAATTGTATTATCATTATTATGTTTTAAATTTGAGTCAAAAAGAAATATGTAAAATATTTAATTATTATAATATTTCTAGATTATTACTTAAATATAATATTTCAAGAAAACCTAAAGGAATCCATCTTAAAAAATTAAACACTGAAAAGTTAATAAAAAGATATAAAACACAAAGAGAAGATAAAGGAGAGTTTTATGATTATTCTCAAGTAAATTATATTAATCAATCAACAAAAGTTAAAATTATTTGCCCTTTACACGGAGAATTTTATCAACTTCCTTTAGACCATATTAGGGGATATTCTGGATGTAAAAAATGTTCAGAATTGAAAAGAAGACAATCTAATATTAAAAAGTATGGAACCGAATGTGTTCTTCAAAATGAAAATGTAAAAGAAAAAATTAAAGCGACTAATCTTGAGCGATATGGAGTAGAAAATCCATCCCAATCCGCTGAAATACATCAAAAGAAAATCCAGACTTGTTTGAAAAATTATGGAGTTGAATATGGAGTAAGGTCTGAAATAATTAAAGAAAAAGCTAGAAAAACTAATTTTAAAAAATATGGAGTTTCTTGTGCTATGAAACTTCCAGAGATCGCGCAGAAATCTGTTGGAACTAGAATAAAAAGAAATAGTTATTGCATATCAAATCAAAGTATTGAATCTAGAGATTTCATTCGTAACTATATTCAACAAAATAATTATGATTTGAGTCAATGTGCCTTTTCGGATAAAGAAAATAATCTTTTTGAATGGGGGTATAATATTAATGGAAGATGGGCACTTTATGATTTAGTTGTATTTAAACCTGGTCATAGGGGAGATAAAAATCACATTATTGAGATTTTGGAATATCACGGACCATTTCATTATAAGGAACAAGATGTAATTGAAAGGGGAAGTGAAAAGGCAACTCCTTGGAACTCTAGTAAAACTACAATAAAAGAAAGTTATGAGATTGATAAAATAAAAGAAGAATTTGCAAGGTCTTTGACCGATAAATACACAGTAATTTGGTCTGAAAAATATCATAAAGGAGAACACAAATGACAAAAGAAAAACAAGTAACTCTAAAATTGTCCATTCAATCTGCACTTGAAGTTCTTCAAATTCTTGATTCTTCCACTGCTGGATATAGTCAAGAATTTGCACCAGAACGAATTGTAGGACTTCGCAATGTAATGAATCAATTAGATCAAGAACTAGAAAAAACTCTTGGCTGATCTTAGGCTCCTTAATCGGAGCCTTTTTTATAAATACTCAAAAAAGAGAAATGTATTTTTCTGAGTGGATTCAAGTTCTAGAAGAAAGAATAAAGAAAATTAGAAGAAGAAAGAATAAAACACAAGATTATGAGCACCATCCTCAAGAGCTAGTTTAACTAAATAGTCAGAAATAGAGTAGACAATAATGAAGACTTTTTCGGATTTTATTTTAGAAGCTAGAGGTGAACACGCTCAAGAAATTGCTGAATTGACAAAAAGAGCTAATGATGCGATGAAAGCGAATAACATGGATTTATATGTTCACATAGCTGAACGTATTAAAGAATTGAAAATTAGAGAAAGATTGGGCCGAGAGCTTAATAACGATCAACCGGCACATAAATCAACACAACCAACTCCAGGTGGGGGTAGACCACAAATAAGAAATCGGGATAATAGAGGAAGCAGTGGAAGTCTTGCAAATATTCCATCACCTGCAGGTGAAAATAGCGGAACTTCTGTTGGTGGTAGATTTGGTGATAGGGGATCTGGAAAACCTGGATCAACACTTAGAGATAAGGGAACTGGGCGAAGTGGGGGTCATCTTGGGGTAAAATATCCATAAATATAAATAAGAATAGAATATTTCCAGTTATTTTCAAATGAGTACTACAAAACATATTGTCGGTTTAATGGAAGCTTATACCGCAGTGTATGACGATGAGCTGCGAGATGAGCTAGATTACGAAAAAGAACTAATGGAGGATGACCTTTCTTTTCTTGATGATCTAAGTGATAATGAACTCGTCCAAGTAATGGAAGAGATTCTTTCCGAAGGAGAATATACTCTTGATGAGTGTCTTGATATTTTTGATGGAGAATATCTGTTTGAGGCAGAGTCACCTGTTAGAGCAAGAAAAAGAGAAGCTCGCGAAGCTGAGAGAAGGGCACAATTCCAAAAAGCAACTCGTCCTGCCCGCGCCCGTGGAAGGCTTGCAATGCAAAGATTGGGGCAAGCTTCATCTAAGGCGGCTGAAAATATTCGCGGAAAGGTAGGAAGAGCTAAAACTCTTGCAGGTGGTGCAGTTTCAGCCGTTGCTGGTGGTGCCGCTGATATCAAACGTGGTGCTCAAAGAAAAGTTCAAGCTGCCGGAGAAAAAATTCAAAGAGCCAAAGAAAGAGTAAAGGGTTTTCTCGGAAGAGTTGGTAGAGCTGCCAAAGCTGGTGCTTCTGCTGCTAGACAGGAATTTAGTGGCCAAGCTGGAAGAGAAGCAGAACAAAGAACTCAAGCTCGCGCCGCTAGAAGAGCAGCAAGAAAGGCACCTACCGATACTAGTGAGTTTGAAAGAAAGCCGGTTAAAATGCTTCCTGGTGCATCCCAAAGACCTGCACTTTCCGGAACTCCACAAAGACCAGCACTCCCTTCATATAGGCCAAGAGTAGATAAAGTTTCGGTTAGAGATATTACTGGTAGACCCGCTCTTCCTGGTAGACCTCAAAGAATTGCTATATCTGGAACACCCCAAAGGACTGCTCTTCCTTCAGTAGGAAAGACTAAAAAAGGGAGGACTCTTACTCCTCAACAAAGAGGTATGCAAACCACACAACAAAATGTTAAACTTAGAAACAGATTGGGTTTGGGTGAAGACTTTGATTACATTCTAGAAACCATTCTAGAAGACCTAATTCAAGAAGGTTATGCAGTGAATATTGATGATGCTTTTGAGATTCTTGAAGATCTTACTGAAAATGAATTTGATACTCTTGTGGAATCTTATCTTGAAGATGAAGTGGAAACTCTTGATTTTTATGATGATGTATTAGATTATCTTGTTTCTGAAGGTTATGCTGAAACCGAAGAAGATGCCACTGCGATTATGGCAAATATGAGTGAAGGATGGAGATCTGAGATTCTTGATGAAATTCTTAGTGAAGATATTCGTGCAGAATTTGAAGCAATGAGTCCTGAAAGAAGACGAGAGTGGTCACGAAATATCAGAACCGGAGCTGATGAGCTGCAAAAAGTAATTGATAAAATGCTCAAAAAGGAAAAGGGTGTTAAAGGTGTCTATCTAGGACAAAAGCCAAAGCCTCAAACTACAGGAAGAGTCAAACATAATGTAGAAATTAAATGATAAAATTTAACCATTAATCAAAATCCCTCTTAGCATAAAAGTTAAGAGGGAATTTTTTTGCCGAATAAATACAAGTATATTCATTTTTAATATGAAAAGTTTTTCTTATTTTCTATCAGAAGCAAGAACTTCATTGGCAGCAGAGCGTGCTAAGAAACTTGGCTTAGTAGGCGATATGCATGGGGGATGGCTTGATCGTTCTGGAAAGATGGTTGCAAGAACCATAAAAGGGCAACTTCAATTTATAGATGGAAGAGAAGGCGGAAAACCACAAGAACCAACAGAAACTCAACAAGCAACACCCGGACCAAAAATTCTCCCAAAGACAGTCGCTCAATCGCCAGTATCTGCTAAATCAAAACAAAAAGCACAAGAACAAGAACCAGCACCGGAAGAAGGTTCTACTGTTACGATTGTATTTGGAAGATTTAATCCACCTACTATTGGCCACGAAAAACTTTTAAAGGCATCTATTAAATTTGCTGCCGGTGGGGACATCAAGATTTATCCATCAAGAATTCAAGATCCAAAGAAAAATCCTTTGAATCCTGACACTAAAATTCATTATATGAAGATGGCTTTTCCTGACTTTGAGGATTTGATTATCAATGATGAGAATATGAAATCTATTTTTGATGTTCTGATTACTTGTGAAGAAGAAGGATATGAAAATGTAAATATTGTAGTAGGATCGGATCGTCAAGCAGAGTTTGATAATCTAGCTCAAAAATATAATAGGCAACTGTATAATTTTAATGAGATTCGTGTAATTACTGCTGGTGTTTTTGATGCAGATTCTGAAAGTGTGGAAGGAGTTTCTGCATCAAAAATGAGAAAAGCCGTAGTGAATAATGATTTTGCTGCATTCCGTAGAGGAACTCCAAAAGCATTAGATGATGGGGAAACTAGATCTTTATTTGATTCTGTTCGTCAAGGAATGAAATTAAAAAAAGCTAAACTAAAAAATGAATCTTATTCCTTATGGGAAATTGCTCCAAAATACGACATCAAAAATCTTCGTGAAAATTATATCAAAGGAGATATTTTTAAATTGGGAGAACAAGTCCAAAATTTAAATACTGGTCTAGTTGGAAAGATTATTCGTAGAGGAACCAATTATTTAATTTGTGTGACTGAAGAGGACATTATGTTTAAATCTTGGATCAAAGACGTAATGGAATATACTGAAGTGAAAATGGATAGTCCAATGAGAGATAAAATTCATCCAAATACTTTAGTTGGAACTACCGGAGCTTTTATTCACTATGCAAAAATGACTCCAGGTGTGATTGGAACAAACGCAAAATATCTTCAACCTGGAGCAAAGCCTTACGGAGTGAATTTGATAAATAAATATAAAGAAAAAAAAGCAAGAGCTTGTTAAAATGAATTCTAATACTTTAAGAGTTTCACGATATATTAAAGAAGCTAGAAAGAATAAAAAGAAAAATGATGGTAATCTTGCAAATAACTATCCTCCTTATGATAAAATAACTAGAGGTGATGTTATTGCTGGACGTTTGGGTAAAGATGAAATGGGAGGTAAAAGAAAGGTTTCTGAAGCTTTGATTGGCGACCAAGATAAAATTGATGTTGCTCCTCCTTATGGTAAATTGACTTCTCAAGACTTTAAAAAATTGCGTAAAAGTAAAAAGAAATCAGTAAAAGAAGGATATTCAAACTGGAGAGAAGATCTTTCTGAAATTGCTGAAATTGCTGAAATTGGAAAAGAAAAAAATACTGAAAAAATTGTAGAAAAAAAAGTAAAAAATAATATTGAAATTAATCCCAGAATTAATACTGGAGATCGTCTCTCTGGTATGTCCGCAAATGAATGTGTAGAAAAAATGGGCGGAACACTTCTTGAAATGGAAGAATACTCCCAAGAATGCATTTTAGAAGAGTTGAATCCATTAGAACTTCTTGCGGTTACAGATGAACTTCTAGAAGAGGTTGTTTATGAGTTTTTCATTGAAGCATTAGAAGAAGGTTATGAATTAGAAGAAATTGAGGAATCAATTTTAGAATCTATTGAGAACTCATTTCAATTACTAACCGAAGAAGATAATCCAAGAAAGCGTGGAGTTTTGAGTCGTCTAAAAAGATTTGCAAAGGGTGCAGCCAAAAAAATTGCTCGTGCTCCTGGTTATCTTGCTGGTCTTGGGGCAAGAGCATTGGTAAGGGGAGCACAAGAGTTAGGTAAAGGTGCTGTAAGAGGATATAAAGGGGCAGAGAAGGACGATGATGATGAAGAAGAAGCACCATCAAGATCTAGAGTCACCTCAAGTGAAAGAGATTCTGAGCCCTCAAGATCTAGAGTCACCTCAAGTAGTGATAGAGGAAGAACTAGAGCACGTTCTTCTGAATCAAGAGTAACAAATTCTGAGCCCTCAAGATCTAGAGTTACCTCAAGTGAAAGGCCATCAGCAACTTCTAATCAATCAAGAAGAAGAGTTCAAGTAACTCAATCTGCATCAGATACTTCTAGCACTTCTAATCAACCAAGAGTTCGTCAGACTGCTAAAGATGGCATACTTAAAGGATTAAGAAAAACATTATCTGGATATGCTCATTATATTGGACATAAATTGAGCACCGAACACGGAAAGCCTCATCCCGCACATTCTAAATCCGGTGAAAGAGCTTCAAGAACTTATAGTGGTGTTGGTGGAGGAAAAAGAATTGAAGTTGCCGGAGAAAAGAAAAAGGAACCGGAGATTAAAAAAGTTTCAGTAAGTGATGAGACACCAAGTAAGGCACATTCTAAATCCGGTGTAAGAACTCCAAGACCTTATAGTTCTTCATCTGAAAAACCATCGGAATCAAATTTTTCCAAAGAACAAGAAGCTAGAACACAATCTTTTAGAACTAGAGTTCCTAGTTCTCCATCTAGAGCTGCCCATAAGGAGACTTCTAGAGGAGTAAGAGTTTCATTGAAACAAGCAGCTCAGCGTAAAAAAGAAGCGGCTGCAGCGGAAGCTTCATCAACATCACCTAAAGTAACTACAACTACAGTTCCTGCAAGTAGTGTTACTTCTTCCAAAAAAGGTAAAGGGAAAGGTGGTAAATCAGCATCAACATCAACTCCATCTAGAAGAGGAAATGCTCCAGCATCTTCAACACCACCGTCATCATCAACTTCTTCTAGGTCTAGAAGAAGAGGAAAGCCAGAAATCGACAATCCAGAATTAAATGAGTCCGGTAGTGATTTGGATAAACTTCTAAAATCTATGAAATCTGAATCATATCAACTAACCGAAAAATCAGAAAGCGAGCAACAACAAAAACTCTTTGGTCTTGCTCTTTCAGTTAAAAGAGGAACTACTCCGAGATCTGAAGTGAGTTCTGCGGTTTTGAAAATTGTTGATACGCTGACTGAAAAGCAAATTCGTGATTTTGCAAAAACAAAGCACGAAGGAATACCTAAAAAAGTAACAAAAGAAGAGGCAATTCGAGAAGAACTTACCATTAGAATGCTTGCAAAAATTATAGAGCAATCTGATAGTATGCCAGAAATTACTCCCACAAATAGAAAGCCACAGCAAAATGTTTCTGCGACAGCTAAAGTTTTAACTGCAATTGCAGCTAATAAAGCATCGGATGCAAAGACAGCGAGTGCATTAAAACAAGCAGCTCTAAAGGGTGTAAACGTTGCTGCTCTCAGTGGTTGATTTTCATAAATAATAGTACACATATAAGGAGGTTATGATGTCTCTTGCCGCAATTCTTGCTTTTATATCAGCAAATGAGGGTCTAATTGCAACCATTCTGTTTCTAATTTCTGAGGCTCTGGGTGCAAATCCAAGGATTAAATCAAATGGTATTCTTTCCTTTATTCTTATTCAGCTTCAAACTAAACTAAAGGAAAGGGGAGCTAAAGATCTCACTCCTTGAGTTTAAAAAACTTTGAGATAGGAGACTTCAAAAAATATTGAAGTCTCTTTTTTTCATAAATAATTTTAAGAATCAAAATTAGAAAGGTAAAAAGAATGGCACTCTGGGGAATCTCCACAACTACTGAAACTGCAGATAATAACTATGCGATTCCAAAATATCAGCATAGTGTAGATCGTAATAGAAGTCCGTGGAACACTTTTGCTGATGTTCGTGGATGGATTCAGAGGTGGTATGGAACTACTGAAAATTCTGGGCTTTCAACTTCTTATTATGATGAAGTTCTTGTTCCAGTTGTTGGATTAAATACTGGTCCTGCAACTGGAATTAGTAGTAATGCTACTGGTTTATGCATCGCAACTCCGGTTGCAGTTTTCTTTGAAGATCCAAATGAGGCTTCTCCGATTACTGTTGGTGGCGGAGCAACCACTGGAATTACAACCGGAACTACTGGATATGTTCACGTAGTATGGAATGAGACTGTCTATGCCGGTGCCGGATCAACTGTAAGAATTAAAACGTTTGATGCAAATGGTGCAAATGAATCAACTGCAATTGTAGCCACTGCGGCTTCTGTCGCTCCAGGTGCTGAGGTTTCGGTTTATACTAATGATGCAGAATATGTGATGGTAAAAGATTATAATGGTCAGATTACAAACCGTGTTGCTTTTTCCTTTACTGCACCTTCAACAGTTCTTGCTGCAAACGTAAATTTCTTGACTACAGCTGTAAATGCAACTGTTTCTTCTGGAAGCACTGTAATTTATGTTTCTAATCTAACTGGTGTTTCTGCTGGAAGTTCCATTAGTATTACTGGTGTTGCAGTCACAAATCAACCTGTAGTTGCAATTGGAAATACTTTTGTAACCATTGGAACTGGTTCTACTGTTGCTGGAACAATTGGAATTGGAACTGCAGTGACTTTCAGCACTAGAACAAATAAGACTAAATTAGTTCTTGATTTAACTGCTGGTGTTGTTGGAACTATTACCGATTTCTCTGGTGGTGCTGCTGTAACTAAGACTCTTACTGGCCTTCTTTACAACGTAGGCGGCGCTGGAACTACAGGTTCCGTAGGTCTTGGAACTGATATGCTAGATGTAACCGCTTGATAATTTATGTTTTTTAATGAATTGAATGAGAATAATTTTCTTTTATTTGCGATTAAAAATTATGAAAATCCTCAAGCAGTCACGAAAGAAGATTTTGAGAGAGATTTAAATCATTTTAAGTATATAAAAAGATTATTGAAACGCTACAAAAGAGAAGGTGAATTAAAAACTCATCTTCTCTTAAATCATTTTATTATTCTTTACAATATTTTTGGTGAAGCTGCGACTCCAATGTTTTTCTATAAAATTGAAAAGGAGATGTGGCCAATTATAAAATCTTTTATCATTTTTCTTGGAAAACTTCCTGAATATCCAAAATCAGGTATTCACGATATTCAAGTTGATCTTAAATGTCTTTCCGAACTTTATAAAATCTACAATGGAAAAGAAGAAAATTGATAGAGTCATTGAGGCATTTCGTAATTATATTCAACTTAAAGAAGAAGGTATGGTTGCAAGTTCTATTGCTAATGTGACAAATCCTTCAGATAAAATAAATATTGCAGGATTACCTCCAGATACTCCTCCAGTTGACTTGAGAAAAGGGAGAAGAAGATATTGGAATCCATTCTTTAAAAATTTAGCAAAAGTTCAAAGAAGAAAAACCAATAAATAATTTTAATAGTCCTTGAGTTATTTGTTCTGGAAATCGTAACTCACCCCCCCCCCAATGTTCAATCCCAACGCAACCGCAGATACAAAAATTGCTGTGCTAGAAGAAAGACTTTCTTCCTATGAATTGCTATTAAAAAAAATTGATGAAGCAATTCAATTAATGGGTAAAACAAGTCAAAATATCAGTAAAATGCTTGCTGTTCACGAAGAAAGAATTGAGCAATGTAGTAAAACTGATGATATGATTTCCAAAATGATTGAAGGTTTAAAAGTAGAAAACAAAGAACAACACGAAGAAGTCTCAAAGAGGATTGATAAGATTGAAGTAGAGGTAAAAGAAATTGGTAAAATTAAATGGATGACAGTTGGTTGTGGAGTTCTTTTGGTAGTTCTTACTGGAGCACTTTCTACTCTTGCATCTGGATGGTGGACTCCTTCTGAAATGCAAATGCAACATCAGGGACATATTCATCAATCTACTGATATGGAAAAATAATCGGTTGACATCTGAGAAAAACGTGCTAGACTAAGAGCTGTCTGCTTTAAATTATGGATTTTGTGGATGTAAAATACATTGGATTGCTTTCCTCAAGACTTCAAAAATTTAAAAAAGTAAAAAATAATTTATATAATTTTCGTTGTCCAATTTGTGGAGATTCAAAAAAGAATAAAAATAGAGCAAGAGGATATCTCTATCAAGTTAAGAACAACACCAATTATAAATGTCATAATTGTGGCGTAAATATTTCGTTTAATAATTTTTTAAAGGATATTGATTGTGAGCTTCATAAACAATATGTCTTTGAAAAATTTAAGGAAGGCCATGCAGGCAAAAATTTTCCCACTCCAGAACCTGCATTTCATTTTGATGCACCAAAGTTTAAGCCAAAATTAGATTTACCAAAAGCAAGTTCAAACGAAAGAGCTAAACAATATCTAGAAACCCGAAAATTAAATCCGAATAACTATTATTACGTTGAAAATTTTAAGTCTTGGGTCAATACTCTTTTACCTACATTTGACGACATTCAAGGAGATGAAGCAAGAGTCATTATTCCTCTGTTTTATCAAGATAATTTAGTCGGATTTCAAGGAAGAGCAATTGGCCCAAGCAAAATTAAATATATTACAATAATGCTTGATGAAAATGCACCGAAAATTTATGGACTTGATGATGTTAAAAAAAATCAAACTGTTTACATTACCGAAGGTCCATTTGATGCCTCTTTCATTCACAACTCAATTGCTTTGTGTGGAGCTGATGGTGATGTCTCTAAGTGGGGCATTCACGATTGCGTTTGGGTATATGATAATGAACCACGTAATTCAGAAATCTTATCTAGAATCTCCCGTAATATTGAAAGTGGACAAAAAGTAGTGATTTGGCCTTCCAATATTAAAAGCAAGGATCCAAATGAAATGATTTTGGCTGGACATAATGTTCAGTCTCTGATAGAATCAAACACTTATTCTGGTTTAGAAGCAAAACTTAAATTTACTGCCTGGAAAAAAATATGAGCAACGGTATCAAAGTTAAAAAGCGTGATGGTCGCCTTGAGCCACTACATCTTGAAAAGATGCATCTGATGGTAGAAGAGGCTTGTAGCGGTCTTTCTGGGGTCTCTGCGTCTCAAGTGGAGATGACATCTGGAATTCAGTTTTATGATGGAATTACGACTGCAGAAGTTCAAGAGATTCTGATTCGTTCTGCAAGCGATCTTATTGACTTGGAACACCCAAATTATCAATATGTTGCCTCTAGATTGCTTCTTTTTTCAATTCGCAAACAAATTTATGGAGGAAGAATTGAAATGCCTCATTTAGAGGAACATATTAATAAATGTGTATCTCTAGGGGTTTATGATTCCGAGATCCATAAAGATTATTCAAGAGAGGAAATTGATAAGGCCAATTCTTTTATAGATCACGAAAGAGATTATCTATTTACTTATGCTGGTCTCCGTCAAGTAGTCGATAAGTATCTAGTACAAAATCGCAGTACTGGAAAGATTTATGAAACTCCTCAATTTATGTACATAATGATTGCTCTCACTGGATTCGCAAAGTATCCTAAAGAGACCCGTATGTTTTATGTAAAAAGATATTATGATGCCATTAGTAAGCATAAAATTAATATTCCAACTCCAATTCTAGCTGGTGTTCGTACTCCTCTAAGGCAATATAGTAGTTGTGTTTTGGTTGATGTAGATGATACTCTTGAAAGTATTTTTAGTTCTGATATGGCAATTGGTAGATATGTCGCTCAGCGTGCTGGTATTGGTATAAATTCAGGTAGAATTCGTGGCATTAACTCAAAAATACGTAATGGTGAAGTAATTCATACTGGTGTTATTCCTTTTCTTAAAAAATTCGAGTCTACAGTAAAATGTTGCACGCAAAATGGAATTAGGGGTGGATCTGCAACAACATTTTTTCCTATCTGGCATCAAGAAATTGAAGATATTATTGTTCTAAAAAATAATAAAGGAACTGAAGACAATCGTGTTCGTAATCTAGATTATGCGATTCAATTGAGTAAAATTTTTTATGAAAGATTTATCAGAAACGAAAATATAACCTTATTTTCGCCCAATGATGTTCCTAATCTTTATGAAAAATTTGGAATGGATGGATTCGATGAACTTTACGTTAAATATGAAAATGATCCATTAATTCCTAAAAAAGTCGTTAAGGCTCAAGAATTGATAATTGATATTTTAAAAGAAAGAGCTGAAACTGGTAGAATTTATTTAATGAATATTGATCATTGTAATTCTCACGGTCCATTTAAGGATCAAGTTACTATGAGCAACCTTTGTATGGAAGTGCTTTTAAAAACATCTCCGATCAATCATATTGATGATAAATCTGGAGCAATTGCTCTTTGTATTCTCTCTTGTGTTAATGTTGGGATAATAAAATCCGATAAGGAACTTGAAGAATGTTGTGATCTTTCCGTTAGGTTTTTGGATGAATTGATTGATCATCAAGAGTATCCAGTGTTAGCAGCCGAAATTACGGCTAGAGCTAGTAGGTCATTAGGTATTGGTTATATTGGTCTTGCTCATTATCTTGCAAAACTTGGATTTAAATATGATGATCCCAAAGCTTGGAGTGCAATTCACGGTTTAAGCGAAAGTTTCCAATATTATCTTTTAAAATCTTCTGTTCAATTAGCAAAAGAAAAGGGAGTCTGTGATAATTTTGTAAATACAAAATATTCGGATGGAATTCTTCCGATTGACACATATAAAAAAGAAATTGATTCAATTTGTAATGATCCATATCAACACGATTGGGAAGAATTGCGTCAAGATATTTTAAAATATGGTCTTCGTCATACTACACTTTCGGCTCAACCACCAACAGAAAGTTCATCTGTTTCTTGTAATGCGACAAATGGCATTGAACCTCCAAGAGATTACCTTTCCATCAAACAATCGAAAAAAGGAACTCTTAAGCAGATTGTACCTCAATATAATAAGTTAAAAAACAATTATACTCTTCTTTGGGATATGCCTTCAAATGAAGGATATATTAACATAGTTGCTATGATCCAAAAGTTTTTTGATCAGGGCATTAGTGCAAATACTAGCTACAATCCACAAAATTATGTTAATAATGAGGTTCCAATTAGTGTTCTTGTTAATGATTTTCTTTTGATGTATAAAAATGGGTATAAAACTGCTTATTATCACAATACTTATGATGGTAAAACTGATGATGTTTCTTCTGAAAATCTAGAAGATTTAATTTCTGAAATTTTATCTTCAGATGAAGAAGAGTGTTTAGCGTGTAATGTTTAAATTAGGAGAACTATGTCTAAAGTAGAAGGTATGACCGTTTTTAATTCAGAAGAAGTAGATACCAAAAAACAGCCTATGTTTTTTGGTGCTCCATTGGGAATTCAAAGGTATGATGAATATAAGTATCCAATCTTTGAAAAACTTACACAACAACAACTTAGTTTCTTTTGGAGACCTGAGGAGATAACATTGCAAAAAGATAGATCTGATTATCAGACCTTGCGTCCAGAACAAAAACATATTTTTACCTCAAATTTAAAATATCAAATTATGCTTGATTCTGTGAACGCTCGTGGCCCCGGAATAGCATTTCTTCCTTATTGTTCACTTCCTGAATTGGAAGCGTGTATGACAGTATGGGAATTTATGGAAATGATTCATAGTCGCTCATATACCTACATTATCAAAAATGTTTATGCGAATCCTTCAGAAGTATTTGATACCATTATTAAAGATGATAATATTTTGGAAAGAGCAAAGAGTGTAACGGATTCTTATGATGATTATATTCGAAGTGCTCAAACTTACTCATCTTCTAATTTATGGAAATTCAATAATGAAGGGACTGAAATTGGTAAGTTTGAACTTTATGAAATAAAGAGAAAACTTTACCGTGCCATAATGACTGTGAATATTTTGGAGGGGATTAGATTTTTTGTCTCCTTTGCTTGTTCTTTTGCATTTGGTGAATTGAAATTGATGGAAGGAAGTGCAAAAATTATCTCATTAATTTCAAGAGATGAATCGGTTCATTTAAATATTACTCAAAATATCTTATCCAAATGGAAATCTGGCGATGATCCTGATATGATTAGGATTGCAAAAGAAGAAGAACAATGGACTTATAAGGCTTTTGAGAAAGCCGTAAATGAAGAGAAACGTTGGTCAAATTATCTTTTTAAAAATGGATCTCTTATTGGATTAAATGAAACTCTTCTTTGTAATTATATTGAATGGATTGCAAATCGGAGAATGAAAGCTATTAGTTTAAAACCTGTTTATAATGTTCCAGCTAATACCAATCCTCTTCCTTGGACTGATAATTGGTTGAAGAGTAAAGGAGTACAAGTTGCCCCCCAAGAAGTTCAAATTACTTCTTATCTTGTTGGTGGACTTAATCAAGATATGAAACCTGATAGTTTTCTAGATTTTAAACTCTAATTTTCAAAGACACTCCAGAATTACTGAAGTGTCTTTTTTCATAAATAACTAAAAAGTATCTCAAAGAAAAATGAACGGTAAAGACATTATCAATCTTCAAGAGGCTTATTTACAAGTATATTCTCAACCGGAGATTTCAGAAGAAGCCGAAATTGCTGCAGAATATTTTTATGAGCAAGGTCTAAATGAGGAGGACGTAGAAGACCTCATTGAAGAACTTGGTGTTGAGGAATTTAATGAATTGGTTTATGAGATTTTAGACGTTTGTGAATTAACTGAAGCCAGAAGAAGTGGAAGAATTGAACCAGTTACAAAAACTGGAAAATCGGTCGGTCAATTGAGAGGTGGCGCAAGAACCGCTGCAATTACTCGTCTACGTAGAGAAAAAGCTGCTAGAAGAGCATCAGAAACTGAAGCATCATCAAGACCTTCTGGCATGAAAGCTGCTCTTCGTAGCCAAGCTGCAACTGCTGTGTCATCAAAACCAAAACCACCTGCTTCTCCAGCACAAACAAAATCTAAAATGGGTGGCTTGATCGGATGGGCAATGGAAAAGGGGAAAAAGGATATCGAACAGACTAAAAGGGGTCTCCAAACTTTAGGTAAGACCTGGCAAGATGTCAGTGATACTAAACCAGCCCAATATCTTAGAGTTGCTGCAAAACAGGCATCAAGAGAAGCTCCAGGTGTTGGCAGAGCTATTGGTGGTGCTGCTGGAAGAATTGCGGCGAGTATTCCCGCAGTTAGAAGTACATATAGAGCTGGTCAGAGATTAGGTAAGGCAATGAGAGCTGAAGATTTTGAACTTTGGGTAAACACTCTTCTTGATGAAGGTTATGATTTGAGCGATTATACTTGGGATGATATGATGGAGATTTATGAAGCAAATGTTGTAATGAGTGTTAAATCACCCGAAGGTAAATCTAGGGCTTTAAATGTCACTAAAGCCCCCCCTTCAAGGAACCTACAAGGTAAAGAAAGACTTGATGCTGCTCGTACCATGAGGCAAAAGGCTGTAGATACAAGATTTAAGGATCAAGGAAAGGTGAAGCAATTCAGAAGAAGGCATGGTCTTCCAGAAGAGCACGAATTCATTCTTTCTCATCTTCTAGACGAAGGTTACGCTGAGTCTCTTGAGTCTGCACAAGCAATTATAAACTCAATGAGTGAAGAGTGGGTTTCTGAGATTCTTGATGAAGTCAGAGGATTTGGTGGCTATATTCCTAAGGGTGGAACTACTTATAGTGGTCATTATGATGATGAGCATCCTGGCAGTAAAGGATCGGGAAAAAGTGATGGTGGAATCAAACATTATTATGCGAGAGGAACAGAATCTGGATTGTCTATGTCTCCATCACAAAGAGCAAACCTCGCAGCAAAAAGAGCTAGAAGAGAGGGAACACCAGAAGGAAGAAGACGTGCTAATAAAATTCTCACAAGAATTACTAGTGCCCATTGATCTTACAACATTCTAATAAAAACATAATTTAAATTCAAAAGAGGGCCTTCAAGCCCTCTTTTTTCATAAGTAGTTACATCTTGCTCTCCTAAGATGCTTCACATTACTGATATCTACGAACTCAAATCTAAAATTTATAAACTAAAATTCCAACTTCAAAATGAACCAAAATCTTGGCAGGAAAAGGAACTTGCTAGTCAATACTTAAATAAAGTATTAGATCATATTGATGAAATTCGTCTATTCTGATTTCACAATTCCATAAATTCTTTCTACTTCACTAGAAAAAAACTTCCCTTCAATATTTGTATTATAATAATCTTCTCGTAATATCACATCTCTTTTGAATTGTTCCATCGCCTCATAAAAACTCATAGATTTTTTATGAGGGCACAGATATAAAATTTCTCGGAGAAACTTTTCTTCTCCGAGATTTTTTACATCTTCTTTCAACTCATCACAAGATCCCCAATAATTTCCCCAAGAACTTTCTTTCTTTTTGCGCCTTCCAGTCTTACGATCTTTTTGCCGAGTCCAGAAGTTCTTCTTTCCGATATACTTCTTTCCATTCTCAAGATTTGTAATGAGATATACAAATCCCTCCATATTTTTTGGAACTTCTGTAAACTCTTTTTTCTGATACAACCAAGTCATAATGATTTCTAATCTATTCTATGTAGAACTTGACAAAACCCAAAAATCAGACTAAGATGGTACGGTCTACACAAAACACATTATGCTAGTTACAACTGAAGACATCGTATCTCACATTCGGGAATGGTCTATTGAACGTTCTGAAGACAAAAGTCTATCTGAAGCCGATTCAGAGGCAATTCTTTCAGAATTTCTTGAATGGATTGATCCTGAAGAGGATGAACTTGAAATTGTTTCTATTGAGTTTTAAGTTCCCTAAATAATCACTTAATTCTCATATTTTTGAGAATTTTTTAAAAACCTAGAGCTGTGGAGACTGCCTTCTGAGAAGAAGGATGTGCGCTTTCTCTAAACAGATGCTGAATTCTATTCAAATTAATGCTACTTAAAAAACTATCTACGATTTTAATTGCCTTAACGTTGCTTTCACCTCTTTCAGCAAAAGCAACAAATACTTTTGAACAAAAACGATACATTTGTAGGGACTGCAGTGAAAATGAATCTTATGTTTTAGAAGCATTACAAGACCAAGGAATTACAGACAAAAATGCTCTTGCAACTATTATGGCAAATATCAAGCAAGAGTCACAATTTGAACCAAAAGCTTGTGAAAATGGAGGAAAGGTCCATTACCATCAATGTCGTAGTGGTGGATTTGGAATTTCACAATGGACCTCAAGCGATAGGTATTATGGATTAGGTAAATTTGCTGCTGCTATAGGTGGGAATCCTTCCAATCTTGATACTCAAATTAAGTATATGTTTTATGAAAGGGATTGGAAACTTATTGAAGAAGGGTTGAAAACTCCAGGTAAAACAATTAGTGATTATATGAGACTTGCTAATAAATGGTTGAGGTGGGGGATTAAAGGACCACGAGATTATTATGCTAGAAAATATTTTGAAAAATTGCAACATAATGAAAGTTAAACAACTAAATAATATTGCTTGAACTGGTGGTTCTTTTCAAGTCAGGCAAAGGCACTTTTTAGTGCCTTTGTTGTATAAATATAAAAGACCACCAGTTTAAATTCAAGTATGAAAAAATTAATATGGGGAGTAGGTATAAATGATGCTTCCTACACTCTAACGTACATAGAAAATGGGAAAAGATATTGTTGTCCTTATTATAGTAGATGGTATCATATTTTGAGGAGGTGTTACGATAAAAAGTTTCACATTTATAATCCTTGTTATAGTGAATGTGAAGTTGTTGATGAGTGGAAAACATTTTCAAATTTCAAATCTTGGATGGAAAATCAAGATTGGGTGGGTAAGGAATTGGATAAAGATTTTCTTGTTCCAGGAAATAAATTATATGGACCAGAAACTTGCATCTTCGTTTCGCATAAAATAAATTCATTTTTAACCATCGGAAGGACAAAAAATAGTAAATATCCATTGGGTGTTTATTATAGTAAAAGTTCTAGAAAATATATTTCACAAATTGAAATTAACAATAAAAAAATTATATTAGGAAAATTTTTAGATCCTATAGAAGCTCATAGAAGATGGCAGTTAAAAAAAATTGAAGAAATTGATAATGCTTATAATGAAGTATATGATCTTAGAATAAAAAAATCTTTAAAAAGAATTTCAAATAAAATTCTTGAGGATTATACCAATAATCTAGAAACTAAATTATTCACTTGACAAAATCTAAAGAGTCTGTTATGATACACATTCAGTAAGATTTATTTCTTACAAAACCTTAGAGCCGTGGAGATTGCCTTCTGAGAAGAAGGGTAAGCCCTTTCTCTATACGGATGTAGAGTTCTATTCAAATTAATGCTATTTAAAAAAATTCTAAGTTTTATCGTTTTTACAACTCTTGGTATGGCAGTAAAAGCAAATGCTGCATCAGTTTCAGAATATCAGAGTTCTTTTACCGAAACACCAAGTTCAGTTCAAGTCAAATTTGAAGTTCCAAAATCTTATAGTATTCCACTTGCAAGAGTTTACACGGGACAAGCAAGTTGGTATGGCCCTGGATTTTATGGGTCGAAAACGGCTTCTGGTTCCATTTTTAATGCCAACTCGATGACGGCAGCACACCGCTCTCTTCCTTTTGGAACAAGAGTTCGGGTTACGAATCTGAATAATGGAAGATCTCAAATTGTGACCATAGACGACAGGGGCCCATTTGTTGGTGGTCGTATTATTGATTTGAGTGAAGGTGCTGCAAGAGTATTGGGCGTAAAGTCTTCTGGAGTTGCTTCTGTACGACTTGAAGTTCTGAATTGATAGTTCTCATTCAAGAGGGGTTTTATACCCCTCTTTTTTTATAAATAGATAAAAAGTATTGTTTAAAATGAACTCAAGAGATATTCAGAATCTTTCGGAAGCTTATTTGGGAATTTATAGTGAAGATTTTAAGGAATTAGATCCTTATAAAACTGAATTAGTGCAAGGTAGACACTCTCAACTTGCGTCGGAGATTCTTAAAAATCGTGATGAAGTTAAACGCTTATCTAAAAAACCATTTGCTAGACACAGACCTGGCATTAAACAAAAAATAATAGACTTGGTGTCCCAATCAAAACGTAAGCATAAACTAGCTCAAAATGCTAGTGATGCATTAATCCGAAGTAGTGTTGGTAGGTCTGCAAAAACACAGAGTAGAATTGAAGACTTAAGATCTCAACTTCCAAAAAATAAGATTGTTCCATTTCATCGTGAAGAACTTGAATATCTGATTTCTTATCTTCTTGACGAAGGTTATGCATATGATTTGAGTTCTGCAGAAAACATTGCAATTCATATGAGTGAAGAATGGGCTTATGAGATTTTGAATGAAGGTTCTATTTCTGATATGTTTAAAGCCCATTATGATGAACTTGGCGCATCCATTCAACGAGATAAGGAATCTGCTGAAAGAATTAGGGCTCTTATCAATAGTATGCCTCAAGATATCCCCAAAACTAGCAGACCATCAGCATCAACCGGCCCTAAAAGAACACGCCAAGAAATCATTTCTGGGATCAAGAAAAAATTAGATCATGCTGAAGATGTGATTCGTCGTCAAGAAAAAGAAAAACACTAATTGGAGACAAAATGAACTCAAGAGATATTCAAAATCTTTCAGAAGCATATCTATCAATTTATGAAGCCAATCGTTGGGAAAAACATTTAGGCATTCATAAGAATACGCCAGAATCAGAATTTGCTAGATCTCAACATAGAGCTTTTCATACTGGAACTCCTGTTCCAACAAATGCAAAAAAACCATCGGATATTGAACCGGGAACTTTGCGAATGAATAGAGGATTGGCTAGAATGGCCTCAAAAAGAAATCGAGGAAAATCTCCAACCGATTCAACATATACTCATCGTCGTAAAATTGATCCACTAAAAATTGATTCTTGGAGAGATAGTCCTCTTGGATATCCAAGTGGATATAGTAATCCATTAGGAGGACCCGTAAATATTTCTCATAAAACGAAAGCAAATGTTCGTCCCGGAAGAGAATTACTTTCAAATCCATTGGGAGCATCAAGTAATATTCGTAAGTTTAAAAGAGAAGAAACCGAATATCTGATCTCACATCTTTTAGATGAAGGATATGCAACTAACTTAGAATCCGCAGAAAACATTGTTCTTCATATGAGTGAAGGATGGAAAACCGATGTTCTTAAGTCTCTTGCTAGAGGAACAAAGAGATTGACCAAAAGAGCATCAAAGTCAAAGTTCGTCAAAAAAGCAAATAAGTTCCTTACAAGAACTGCATTAGGTGCCTTAGGAGTTCCTTTTATTTCTTAATGTTTAAATTTAACTTTGGAAATCAAAAACCCAATATTTTTAAATATGCTATAGTGGGAGTTATTCTTTCTTCCACTATAGGTCTTCTTTCTCAATGTACTAAAATTGATGAAAAATCTTATTGGGACTTATATGATGAGATTCAAAGAAGAATCTCTCCAAAATCAATGACGAATGATTTTATTCTTTCAGATCCCAAAAAACTGGAAAGAAGAATACATCGTGATGTAAATCAAGCAATTGAAAGTGTAACCCCCGAGTATGACCGAATCATTCAGAAGGAGACTCAAAAATACTTGCCTAGATATATTGAAGAGAAGAATAATGATGAAGTGTGTTATACTGAAGCGTGTAAGTCTCTTGGTGGTCCAATCAGAATGTGTGCTCCCTGGTATTCCGGTTGTCCGAGTGGCACAGAGGGCTTGACAGAAAAGGGAATCTGATGTATTCTTAGAGGGTGGTTGAGGGATCAACTGCTCGTTTAGCAATCTGTTGAATGCAGTGTTCTCATAAAGCACCGAAGGTGGGTTAGATTCCCACAACGAGCATTGACAATCTGAGGCTTTGGTCTTATGATTGTCCTTGTAAGCCAGACGACCGACACTGAGGTCTTTCACCTTAACTTATTACAACTAAACTGATTTCTTTTATGATGAATTATTTCATTACTTTTATTTTTAGATTGCCCATTATGCTTTTTATGATTGACGGGATTGAGTCAGATGCGAGTAAATTTATTCCCAATTTTACTAATTGGACAACTTCACAACAGGCATCTTTAACTCTTTTGATTGGTGTACTTACAGTTATTTGTCTGAAACTATCAGAAAAAATGTTTAACAAAAAGGAATCCTGAATTTTCTTGACAATCTGAGGCTTTTGTCTTATGATTGTCTTATTGCTCCCGTGATGGAATATAAGACATGTGGCACTCAAAATGCCGTGCTCGTAAGAGCGTGCAGGGGCAGGACCTGTCGGGAGTATTGACAATCTCTTATGATTGTCATCTGCTTATCCATTTTGTAGTGGGTTTTAAAGGGTAAGCAACAGAAAACCTACTTGAAAAAGGGAGAGTGAAAAGTCCCGCGCATAAGTTGATTTGAAACCTGTCTATAACTTATGTTGCTTTAGGTTTCATTGCATGGATCTCTCCCATCCCCTTGACAATCTGAGGCTTTGGTCTTATGATTGTCTTATTCACCCGGAACTGGTGAAAATGGTAAACACAACGGACTCGAATGGGTCGCTTACTTGGAAACGAGTAAGTAGTAAGGTGTAAATTCGGTGAACGCTTAACTGGTAATGCTGATGCCAACGCCGAGCGAAGTTGCAAGACAGTTGGAAAGACAACGGCTACCCAATGTGCTTCTAGAAAGGGTTGGAATTATCTAGAAATTGCAAAACGTGTAGAGACTATAATCACCCACCTAATTGCATTTAGCAAATGGTGAAGGCATAGTCCAGACCACAAACATTCAAAATGGTGGTGAAAACCATAGTGGTAAGTAAAATCCGTCGGGCAGTGCCCTTACGAGTTCGAGGCTCGTGTTCCGGATTGACAATATAAGATAAATGTCTTATAATTGTCTTGTTCTATACTTATGTTAGGTATAGAACTTTTGGGCGGGCAATTTAAATGGTAAAAATGCTCTGCTTATAACGGAGTTATGAGTGATCATTCCCCTCCCTGCCTATTGATGATCTAAGGCAGATGTCTTATGATTGTCTTCTCAATGAGATACTGGAAATTTCCGGGGTCTCTTGACAACTCTAAGAACTTATGGTATACTGTTGGTTCTTAGATGGGCATTAAGAGTCCAAATCTTATGTAAGTCCCGCCCCTCCTAAGCCTCTCAACGATGCTCAAACCTGGAGGGTTCTTAAGGGCGTATGGTGAAATGGAGATCACTAGGAGCTTCTACCTCCTCATTCCTCGTTCGAATCGAGGTACGCCTGTTGATTGTATAAATAAAAGTGCCTTATTAAGTTCGCACCTTTAAGGTAAGAGAGGGAGCCCAAAAGGCTCCTTTTCTTGTATAAATAACTTTGCGAACTTAATAAAGGAGAATCCGTATGGACTGTGAAAAAAGTCCTTTAATGCATAAGCATCATATTGTCCCAAGATATATGGGAGGTGGAGATGCTAGGGAGAATTTAGTTGAAGTTACAGTAACCCAACACGCAATGTATCATTTTTGTAATTATCAACTCTGGGGAAATGTTGAGGATTATGTTGCTTGGAGAGGATTAAGTGGGCAAATAAGCGAGGCAGAATTTATTGCAGAAAAGCAAAGTATATTTGGTAAAATTGGGAGTAACAGATTGCAAGAGAAATTAAAAAATGACCCCCAATTGAAGAAAGAACTAATACAAAAACAAATTGATAGTTGGAACAAAAATAAAGAAAGGAATATAGAAAAAATAAGATTGATACAACCTAAGGCAGTTGAGGCAGCAAGAACTCCTGAAGCAAGAAAAAATCAGAAGAAAAAACTTAAAGAAATTAAACATCAACAAGGCGAAAGAAATTCTCAATATGGAACTAGATGGATTCATAATTTGAAATTACGTGAAAACAAAAAGATAGATAAAAATTCTGATATCCCAGAAGGATGGAATCCCGGAAGAATTGAAAACTTTGATGCTTACTTCAAAAAACAAGAATCCAAAAGACTCAAAGAATTAGAGCGTCAAGAAGAGTTGAAAGATAAAATTAAATATTATGAAGAGATGTATGACTATTATCTTACCAAAGGATTTTCGTATATAAGAGATGTTTTGGGATATGATAGAACTCAAGAGAGCCTAATTATGCAATTTAAACGATATGTGAGTTCTTATGTTCCTTATGATAAAACAAAATGCTGTGTTGGGAAATGACCTCTTGACATCTCCCCAAAAATAAGGTACTATATAGTACGTAAGGGGTTACTCCCCTTCTTTAAGACCTAAGACCTCAAAATCTTAGGCCAGTAGAATCTGACCACCTACTGCGCCGCTGCTCTGCTCTCACGGGCATCAGATCAAGTCTCAGAGTCATTCTGAGCCGGGGGAATTGGTCTCCCCGTCAACACATAATAGTATAATGGCCCCAATAGAAAAATTACTTCAGTTGGAAATTGATAGAATACGTGAGAATACTAAAATTCTCAGAGAACAAAATATGCGCTCTTTGGATAATTTGATTGAAAAGAAAATAGAAAATCAAATAGAACAACTTAAATACTTAAGTTCTAAATTAAAAGCACTTGACAATCAGAACTAAATATCATATGATTGTCTTGATATGGAGTAAGACTCACATACTTACTCCATCAAACGCAGGTAGTGCAATCCCTCTCGTTGGCTAAGGCTAAATGAAGGAAAAGAGGACATCAGTAGCACTTCACGGAACCCACCTGCCATCACTTGACAATCAGAATCTTATGGTTTATGATTGTCTCTAATGCGTCCGTAGTTTAGCGGTAAAATTTTTGGTTTCCACCCAAAGGTCGGGGTTTCGACTACCCCCGGACGCTTTTAAGAACTCACACAAACAAGAGTTCTTAAATTCACCGGGATGTAGTAGAAAAGTATAACTCTGCGTTTGGGTCGCAGCGAAGAGGGGGCAGTACCTTCCATCCCGATTTGAAACCTCATAAGATCCTCAAAAAGTCTTATGAGGTTTCAACTGTATAAGAAAGAAAATACATAATGAATTATAATGAACTCGCGAAACACATCAAAACTTATCTAACATTACATCACCAATGTTACAGACAACAATGTAAAGCAACGTTATGGGAGGAAATATGTTCTAATTCATTTGCAGCCATTCATCAACCGACTGATTGGAAACCAAACTTTGATCATCAGCCGGGAAGAGATCAGAAAATACTTCAATCCGAAATCAGAATCAGCAATAAGACTGGAGTCTACGATTCTACAAATAGAATACTCAAAAGCATCAGTGGATCAAGACTTCAAAAACATAAAACACTTCAAGAAAAGCTAGAATTTTTAGATTCAAAACACGACGATTATATCTTTCTTCTTTCTGTGGATCCGAAAGAATGGAAAAGAAATCTCATCAAGTATTATTTTATCGTGATTGATTCAACTCATTTGCAATTCGCGAATAGAGAATGGAAGAATAAAATTGGAAGAAATGGAAATCATACCGGATGGAAATGTGTAACTGAAAACTATGAAGCAGAAATTCGTAAGAGTTTATCAGATCAATTGTGGATTCTGAATATTCAATCAAAAATGTTTGATTACATAGAAGAAATTAAAATTCAATGACCTTTAACATCATTCAAAATCAAGTAGGGGAGATTACTCCAAATAGCTTAGTTCAAGCAGATTGTCTTGAAGCTATGAAGAGTATTGCAGAGAATTCAGTGAATCTGATTCTCTGCGATCTCCCCTACGGTTAGCACTACTGCTTGCTCTTGGGATTCTACACTTCCATTGAATGAATTGTGGAATCACTACTATAGAATCTGTACAGAAAATGCAGCAATGATTTTTACTGCTGCACAGCCTTTTACTACGATTCTTGCTCATTCAAATTTAAATGATTTTCGTTATGAGTGGATTTGGGAGAAGCCTCAAGGAACGAATCCAATGAATGCGAAGAATATGCCATTAAAATCTCACGAGAACATTTTAGTCTTCTATAGAAAAAAACCAGTCTATAATCCTCAGATGTGGTATTCAACTCCTTACAGTGGATTTTCCTCAGAACAAAGTAAAATTGGTGAGGTCTATGGAAGTGCAAAAAGTCAGCATCGTGATAATCCTGATGGATCTCGTTATCCAAAGACAATTCTAAAGTTCAAACAAGAGAAGGGATTTCATCCAACTCAAAAACCAGTGGATCTAATGAGATATTTGATTCGCACTTATAGCAATGAGAATGATGTGATTTTGGATAATACAATGGGATCTGGAACGACTGGTGTTGCTGCAGTAATGGAAAAGCGTAACTTTATTGGAATTGAAAATGAATCTGAGTATTTTAAGATTGCCGTAAACCGAATTCAAGAAGTAGATAACAAAGTTTCATTAGAAGATTTTTTCCAATGAACGATTCTCTTGAAGTTATTCCCGTAAATATTCTTCGTTTAATCAGTGAACTAGAAGGTTCTTATCAGCTTTTGAAGTATATGGGTTTTGATGAGGATATGGAGAAAATTGCCGAACTGAAGAAGAAATATTATAAACTTTATTTTGAGTTATCCAAAACTCATAAATAATAGAAAAATTCAGTTAATAATGGAAAAATTATTCAAACTTCTAAGTGATGCTCAAGCGTCACTTTTTGTGTTGTTTCATAAGACTTGGGTTTATCATTGGAACGTAGTTGGTCCAGATTTTACTCAACTTCATCAACTTTTTGGTGGTCAATATGAAGCAATGTTTGAAGAAATTGATCGTCTCGCAGAACATATGAGATATTTAAATATTAAACCTGTGAGCACTTTGAGCCGAATGACGGAAGTTACTTTAATTGATCAAGCGGCGAATAGTGCTCAAGGAATTGATGATAAAACAATGATTTCTCAATTGCTTTCAGACAATCAAACGTTGATTTCAATTTTAACTGATATTTCCAAAGAGGCAGAGAGTCAAAATCAATTTGCAACCGCAAATCTGGTTCAAGACTTAATGGAATCTCACGGAAAATTTGTTTGGCAATTAAGATCTCATATTCAATAAAATGGAAAATGTTAAAATTCGTTGTAAAGTATGCAACAAAGAACTTGAAGGGCATCCGGTCAAAACTGTAACTTGTGGATGTCCGAATATGGCGACCATTCGCGGAGGTGTCATAACCGCACTTGACTTGTCTCAGATTGTGATGCTATCATCTACAAGAACCAATACTTCTACTGGAGTCTTGACTTATGAGGATATGCAATGGCAAGAAGAAAGACGTAAACGTAAAGTAAGAAAACTAGATTTTGAGGTTCGTTGATGGACGACCATACCTACCAAAACTGGATAAAAATTAAATCGGTTATGGAACAATCTGGAAATACAAACAATATGTTTTATCAACGAGCCTGTGAAATCGCAAAAACAAGAAAAGATCCACTTTCCAAATTCTTTGGCGAAAAAAATGACTCCTGAAGAGATTCAAGAAATGATTGATCAATCTATTGCAAAGGCAATAGATAAGCATAACAAAACTGCCTCTTTGATTTCATTCTTGATTGGTTCGGTTCTTCTATTCTTTTATGCTCACGGCGTAATTTCAATTGTAGAAAAAACTCATTGATCTAACTTATTATGGAAAATCTAGAAACCTTTACTGTTGAAGAATTTCAAGCAAATTTTGATGCTCTGATGAATAGAGTTGAAAATGGCGAATCCTTTATCATTACTAGTGATGAAGGAAATGCAGTCATTGTTCCTTATAAAGAAATTGTGAATCTTGGAGTTGATGATTATGTAGAACTTCATCGTGATCACGAAGAGGGATGTTGAGCCACTTTTTCAACTGTCCATCTTGACTTTTGGTTCCATTCATTCTATACTTACTTTGTTGACATTTAAATCAATGACTCTCGTTTCTAAATTCAAAAAAGACATTCAGTCACTTCGTTCTGCTGCAAATGGTGAAATCTATCTTGATGTAAAAAATCCAAAACTTTATAAAAAAGTTCGTCGTTATTATGAAAATCAAGGAGTAGTTTTTTCTGGTGATCCTCTAGATGATTATGATATGCTAATGGAGTATGTGTATAATGATCTAGAAACTGCAGAAGTTGCTTAAATAGTTTTGAATCTTGCAAACTAAATAATGCGTCTCACAAAAGAAGATACCTTACGTTATCTTGGAAATATATTTTTGATGATCGGCTATCAGATTATGTTGTGGGGCGATTTCAAATACGGATTACTAATCAAGTGTATTGGGGGGACTCTTACCGTCCCCTTTGCACTCAAATTAAAACTTTGGGACGTATTGTTCCTTTCAGCATTTTTTGGATTTACTGAAATTTCAAAGTTGATTCAACTTTTTATGGGAGGTTGATTAATACCTCTCTTTTTTATATGGTGGATGGCTCATATGATAGGATTTAATCATTTAGGAAAATTAGGCAGACTTGGAAATCAAATGTTCCAATTTGCTGCTCTTAAAGGAATTGCAAGAAACAATGAATATGAGTATTGCATTCCTTCATCAAAAAATCAAAATGAGTGGGAAGATCATCAACTCTTTGTCCCATTTAAAATGTCAAATACTACTCAATTAAATGTTCAATATATTGATGTAGACAGGCCAGTTATTTCTGAGAGTGGATTTTCATTTGATGAAAAATTGTACAGCCAATGTCCAGATTGGTGCTCATTGTTTGGATTTTTTCAATCTGAAAAGTACTTCAAACATATAAAATCTGAAATCAAAGGAGACTTTGAATTTAAAGATGAAATCAAGATTCCTTGTCAAGAGATGATTTCCGAGTTAAAAAATCCAATTTCACTTCATATTCGTAGAACTGATTATATTACAAATTCAAATCATACTGTGTTGAATTTGAGTTATTATGAAAATGCATTAAAAGAATTTGACGAATCTTCTACTGTTTTAGTTTTTTCTGATGATTCGGATTGGTGTCGGACACAATCAATTTTTTCTGACGATAGATTTTTAATTGCAGAAAAAAATTCAAATTACATTGATATGTGTTTAATGACCTTATGTAAAGGACATATCATTGCAAATTCATCTTTTTCTTGGTGGGGAGCTTGGCTATCTGAAAGCGAGAAAATTGTTTCTCCTTTTGAATGGTTTACTGGTTCTGATAATGAGCACCTAGATACTAAAGATTTAATTCCAGAGGAGTGGGTGATACTTTGATGAAAGTTGCTATTTGTTTTATCGGAACAGGAAAGTATTTAAATTTTTTACCCAAATATTATGAAAATATAGAAAAATATTTTCTTCCAAAATCAGAAAAGAAATTTCTAGTTTTCACTGACGGTGAACTTGATGATGTTCCCGAAAATGTAACCATCTATTCTCAAGAGCATTTAGATTGGCCTTATATCACACTAAAACGATTTGAAATTATTCAGAAAGCAAAATCTGAAATTGAACAATGTGATTGGTTTATTTTTCTTGATGCAGACACTCTTGTTGTGAATGATGTCTTAGAAGAAGATTTTTTTGATAACACAAAGTTATTTTTTGGCGTCCATCATCCTTGCCATTTTCTTCAAATGCACCCACACGAAAAATTTCCTGGAGCATTTGAAGTCAATACTTTGTCTAAAGCTTGTGTGAGCGAAAGTGATGATCTGTCAGTTTATTATCAAGGATGTTTATGGGGAGGAAAAGTTCCATATGTTTTAAAGATGATTGAAACTCTTAATGATAGAGTAAATGATGATTTGAATCATAATATTATTGCAGTGTGGCACGATGAAAGTCATTTAAATAAATTTTTTATTGAGAATAAATCAAAGATCAAAACTCTAGGGTCGGAATATGCATATCCAGAAGTTTTTGATGCATATTGCAATTT